ATGATGTCTTTTTATCAACTTACAGCCACCAGCCTTGGCGGAAAGATTATCTCTATGAATGACTATGCGGGTAAAGTGGTTCTGGTCGTTAATACCGCCAGCCAGTGTGGGTTCACGCCACAATATGGCGGCCTTGAAGCCCTTTACAAGAAATACGCCGCCCAGGGTTTAGTGGTGCTGGGTTTCCCCTGCAACCAGTTCGGAAAACAAGAACCCGGCGGTGCCGACGAAATTGCCCAGACCTGTCACATTAACTACGGGGTGAGTTTCCCGATATTTGAGAAAGTCGAGGTCAACGGAAACGCAGCGCATCCGGTGTTTCGTTATCTCAAAAGCGAGTTGTCCGGCGTGCTGGGTGGGCGGATCAAGTGGAACTTCACGAAATTCCTGATTGGACGTGACGGTAAACCGCTCAAGCGTTTTGCACCGATCACCGCCCCGGAGAAAATGGAAACCGCAATCCGTGATGCGCTTGGAGTCTAAGTATTGGGTGATTCGAACTTTTCGACAGCAGGGCGTTCGCGAAAAACGCGGGTTGCTAAATGTCACCTTACATTCTCGAAATGCGTGTTTTGTTTGAAATAGTTTGCTGAAGGCAAAAAAATAAGCCTGCGTAAGGGCGTTTTTACGCCCTTATAACAGGGGCTTTCAGCGGTGCAATGCGGGTTTGCGCGGCACACAAGACCACTGAAAACCACTATAAATCACTCAAGCGTGGACACTGTGTGGACACTCTGAGCGTCAGTGCCACCGCGTAAAGGATTGAGCGTTATCGCGTCCTGCAGGTATTCAGGGGCGAAATGTGCGTACGTCATTGTTTGCTCAATTCGTGAATGCCCGAGAATCCGTTGAAGAGTGATAATGCTGCCTCCGTTAATCATAAAGTGAGTGGCAAAGCTGTGACGCAATGCGTGCGTTGCCTGACCCGGTGGCAGGTCGGGTTTCAGCTCTTTCATCAGCCGTCTGAACGCTGGATAGTTAGCCTCGGTGAAAAGGAAACCACGCTTACCTTTTGTGATCATTGTTGCCAGCTCCTCGGATATCGGAACAGTTCGCGGTTTGTTGGTCTTTGTCTTAACAAACGTTACGCGATTTTGAATGATGTTTTCCGCTTTCAGTTTTGCTGCCTCGCTCCACCTCGCGCCGGTGCTAAGGCATAGAATCGCGATTTTTTTATTATCCCCGTCCACTTTGGAAAGGAGCTCGGCGATCTCTTCTTGTGTGAGATATCCAGTTTCCGGTTTATCTTCCTTCAACCTTTTCAGGCCTCGGAAAGGATGCTCCCCGAAAAATAGCTCTGCATCTATCAATGCGGTAAACATCCCGCTAAGACAGGTCAAATCGCGATTTATACTCGATGGTTTGATACCTTGAGAACGCCGTACCGAGCTGTACTGGCTTATCAATGATTTTGTAATCTGAAAGGCACATGGGTCATTGGTTATCTTGGTGAACAACTCAATCTTGCCCAAGTAATCTCGACCGTGAGTCTCATGCTTACCTTTCAACTCCCACCAGATTTTTGTCAGTTCTGACAGATGCCGCTTATCCGTCGGTTTTGCCAACCATTCTTTGTTGTGATGGTTGTACTGAGTATGTTTTTCGAAAGCGATAGCTTCGCTTTTCCTATCGAACTTTCTGCGGATGCGCTTTCCGTTGCGCCCTGCAGGTCTGACGTCCACTTCATATCGACCATCATCGAGCTTTTTAACAGACATAAAGCCTCCCGATGATGTTACTGCGTACTTCAATTTCCTGATTTACATAACAAAAACTCACCGTGCATTTACTGCACAAATAAGCGCCGTAAATGGTTAGCCAGTTTTCTGGTCTGAGTGGGGTGACGTTGTTGTCTGCTGCCCAAAGTGCGCGAGAGCCGGTGCAATTTGCCCAGCTTCAGGTGTTATTTGATCCGTCATAAACCACATGGTGTATTTGGTAAAACGCGGGTGTTGAAGGATTTTCATAATTTGTTCAACACCAGGTTTTTTATCGCCGGCTTCGTAACTACAAAATGAACCATAAACAATCCCAGTCAAGTCACTGAATTGCTTTCTGTTTAACCTCTCTGACTCTCTGATTAGCTTGATTTTTTCATGGATCTGTATTGACATAAAATCACCTATAGTTGAATATTGTCACCTATCGTAGATTTATCTATCTAGTGGGTGAATCTCCATTGAGCGCAATTAAACCCCATTAAGAGCAATTAATGGCACTAAAGGAGAATCGTAACAGATGAATAAACAGCTTGTAAGTGCGACAGATGCAGTCCCTTACCAAGAGTTCGCGAGACTCATTGGCAAGACCCCGACTGCCGTTCGGGGAATGATTGATAAAGGCAAGTTACCAATTATTAAAATGACTGATCCCCAATCAACTAGTGGAACCGTTGGTGAATACTGGATTTACCTTCCAGCCTGGAACAACGGAATGAAACTTGCCTATGAAAGCCGCCCAAAAGAGATTCGTGAAGGTTGGCTGATGTGGCTCGGATTAGGAGAGCCGGTATGAAGAATGAACCTCGTTGCATTGCTCAGTTACTCCGCAGAGAAAGCCCTAACCACATGAACTTCACTATCACTCACGGGCGCGGCCGTAAGGGCATCATCATCCGCACACGTAAGCCTGGCGTTATTGAGACGCTTTGCCGCCTGGTCAAAAAAAGAGGGCTGTGGTTATGACCGTCATGACTCTTGATGTGATCCAGAAACAACCAGCGGCGCTTCGGGGTCTGGTCGGTAAGTACCTGGCTCTACCACGCTGGCAGGACACCTGTGATTTTTACAATCAAATGATGGAGCGCGAACGACTGACCGTTTGTTTTCACGCTCAATTAAAACAGCGCCACTCAGTCATGCGCTTAGAAGAAATGGACGAAGCCGATCGCGAGCGTCTTGTCTGCGCTCTGGATGAACTGAGATTTGCATTCAGCCGGTTTCGTCAGCATGGCTCGACTAAGGCAACCTTCATTAGCCGTCTTACGGTTAGTCAAAGACGTTCTCTTTTTCGTCATGCCGGGCTTACGGATCAAGAGTTCAGTATGCCGCACTGGCGATTGAACGAAGAGGACTGCTACTGGCGCGACAAACTATTCCGCGCTTTGCGAGAGCTGTTTAGCCTTTTCGAGTACGCGCCAACCATTTTAACCTCGGTAAAACCTGAGCAGTATTTACATTAATTAATCTGGATTCGTTTTATTGCGCGCCTTACAGCGTGGGGACTCCTTTTGTCTGGAGATAGGCAAATGCAAAAACAAAATACAGCGCAGCGGGGCATGTATTCGGTACTTCTGGCGCAGGCAGTAAGCGAAGCACAGCGCGACACAGCGACCCGTTTCTCTTCTCAGTTTGACGGTCTTATCGCGCACATCAGTAAGTCAGAACTTAATCGCACCGAGATTATCGAGTTATTAGGTCAGGAGTCGGAAAAGTTACACAACTCGATTTTCGGTAGAGCGGATTAACCACTTTTAACAGGAAGTAAAAATGAGCATACGCATCGAGATAAATAACCAGTACGTCATTACCAGCGACCGCTATCAATTTATTTTGCAGGAAAAGAAAACTGCTACATCCGGCAAGAATGAAGGTAAGGAATGGCTGGATGTAGTGGGTTACTACCCGACAATTTCTAAGCTCGTTTCCGGTCTTGTCTTGCATGACCTTTTAACGGGAGACGCCACCCGTTTCTCGGCGCTTGAAACTCAGATTGAGCGCGTAGCGAAGCAATGTCTGGACGCCTTCACTTCAAATGGCCGTTGAACCTCGGGGGCGTATCGCCCCCTCGCCACCGCCTCCTTTCTCGAAGCACACCGATGATACATTCGTCGGTGCTTATCCCTGGAATGCTCCACGCTCTGCAATTGGCCGTGACAGACCCCTTATGTGGTTGAGGCGTATGCCGCCGGTTGCCTGATTGAAAACATCAAACTTGGTGAGTTTGCCGCGCCCGCTAAACCAGAAAGCGCTGCAGCACCTGCTGACCATAACGGCGGAGCGTAAGCCATGACGAGCCCCGCAGCGCTTCACATGATGCGGGTCTCGGCCTCTGAAACTGCGCAGCGGGGCGCTGCTCCGCTGCGCAATGCAACTGCCTATGAGCAGATGCTGGTTAAGCTGGCCGCAGACTGTCGCACGTTAAAACAAATCCGATCCACTGAGCGCAAGGCAGACAAAAAGCGCGAGCTGTTGCCGTTCTATTTGCCGTGGGTGGCGGGTGTCCTTGCGAATGGCAAGGGCGCGCAGGATGACATTGTCATGACCGTCATGCTCTGGCGTCTCGATGCGGATGATATAGCCGGTGCGCTGGAGATTGCCCGTTACGCGCTGACGTATGGCCTGACGATGCCGGTCGGCGGCCACCGTCGCACCACGCCGTATCTGCTGGCCGAAGAAGTCGCGCTTGCTGCGCAGCGCCTGCGCGATGCGCATCAGTCGCCTGAGCTGGCGCACCTGCTCCACACCCTCGAACTGACTGAGCGTGCGGATATGCCCGATATCGTGCGCGCGAAGCTGCACAAAATCACCGGCTATGTGCAGCGCGATGCGGGGCAATTGCCCGAGGCACTGGCAAACCTGCAGCGCGCGTTTCAGTTAGACCGTGCGGTGGGGGTGAAAAAGGATATCGAACAGCTTGAGCGAGCGCTGAAACCGAAGCCAGAGCCCGCGCCCAAAACGACTACACCACGCACGCGCAAGCCTGCCGCTAAACCGGCGGCGCGGCGCGGACGTCCTCCCAAAGCGGCAAAGACCACAGGTTAACCGAACGCTCCCCGAGCCGGGCGGCACGCCGGTCAACGCGGGTATTGATGCCCTGACTGCGACCGGCGTCCACCGCCCACCTATTTTCTGAGGTTGTCATGACGACAGTGATTATTGAGCCCAAAGACCCGCAAGTCGTGCCGGGCGTGGTGATACCGCCACCGGGCGTGAGCGAGCCGGTGATTAAAAATACCGGCTTTTTCCCGGATGTGGACCCGCAGCGCGTGCGCGAAGAAATGCGCCTTGAGCAGACCGTTTCCCCTGTACGCCTGCGCCGGGCAATTAAGACCGCCATCGCGGAAACCAATGCGGAGCTGCGCGACTGGCGCGACCGCCAGCTCGACGCCGGTCACGCCACGCTTGCGGATGTCCCGACCGACGAGCTCGACGGCGAGAGCGTGCGCTGCTTCCACTATTTCAACGCCGTGTGCGCGATGACGACCGCCACGCTTTACGAGCGTTATCGCGGTGTCGATGCGACCAGCAAGGGCGACAAAAAGGCCGACAGCATCGACAGCACTATCGATGAGATGTGGCGGGATATGCGCTGGTCAGTGGCGCGCATTCAGGACAGGGCGCGCTGCATTGTGGGGCAAATCTGATGAAGGTCTGTGCGATACAGGGCGACACCCTCGACGCGATTTGTGCGCGCTATTACGGGCGCACCGGGGGCGTGGTCGAGGCCGTGCTGCAGGTCAATGCGGGGCTGTCGGAGCTGGGTGTCATCCTGCCGCACGGCACGGCTATCGAGCTGCCCGAGACCGACAGCGCCCCGAAAACCGAGACGGTGAATCTATGGGACTGAACATGGAAAAAATCACGACGTTTGTCGCCTACTGGCTGGCCGTGGGAGTGGCGTATTTCGGGGCGATGTCACCCGAAAAACTGGCGCTGTATGTCGGCGGTGGCTGCGCCATTTTTACCGCGCTGACCAATTACTGGTTTAAGCGCAAAACCTATCGCTATCTGATTTCACTCGGACTCGATAAGGGGGCTATTCGTGAGCTCAATCATTAAAAAATGCAGTGTGGCCGTTGTGCTGGCGCTGGCGGCACTGATGCCTGACTTTCGTCTGCTGAACACCTCGCCCGAGGGGCTGGCGTTACTCGCTGACCTCGAAGGATGTCGCCTGACTCCTTACCAGTGCAGCGCGGGCGTGTGGACGTCAGGCATCGGCCACACTGCCGGTGTCACCCCGAAAGGGAATATCACCGAACGACAGGCGGCGGCGAACCTCGTCGCGGATGTGCTCAATACCGAGCAACGGCTCGCGGTCTGCGTGCCGGTGAAGATGCCGCCACGCGTCTATGACACGCTGGTCAGTTTTGCCTTCAACGTGGGAACCGGCGCGGCCTGTCGCTCGACGCTGGTCTCGTTTATCAAACGTCAGCAGTGGTCTCAGGCGTGTGACCAGCTCACCCGATGGGTGTACGTGAACGGCGTCAGAAACAAAGGGCTTGAGAACCGCCGCGCGCGGGAACGGGCTTACTGCATGCAAGGAGTACATCAATGAAAGCGTTGTTATCTTCTCTGATTTTTAATGTCGTGATTGCCGTTCTGCTTGTGCTTGGTTTTTACAATCCCGACGGTGTGGCCGTTAATTTTATTGCCATCTGGGCATTATTTGCCTGTCTGGTTTGTATCGGGGGAAGCGTGCTGGCTGCTGTCAGCTATGAGGACTGGTTTGCGAGTCAGTCTGACCCTTACCGAACCCCAAAGCACATGGCTATTTTCAGGTCTCTTATCGGAAAGTCCCGCCCACTCTGGCGTCGATTTTGGTCTCTGATTCTTTCTGCCAGTACGGTTTTATGCCTGCTTGCCGGGGGAAAGGTGTTTATCGCATTCACGTACCTGCTTTGGCTGATTCTGTTCAACATGGTCCGACGTTCCTACCGTCGGCGCATTAAGGAGGCTGGCCTGTGTCCCGAATCATTGTGATGTTGCTTGCTGCCGGTCTGGCGCTGGCGGCGGTCCTCTGGCTGCGCCATGAGAACGGCAATTTACGGCGCTCATTCGACAGGGCGAATAAGGTCGCCAGCGAGCAAAAGACCACTATCGGGATGCTGAAAAATCAGCTTGCCGTGTCGCAGCGTATTGCCAGGACGAATGAGACTGCGCAGGTCAGGCTCAGTGACGAGTTAAACGCCGCCGGTGAGCTGGCGACCCGACGCGAACAAACAATTACGAGGTTGCTCAATGAAAACGAGGATTTACGCCGCTGGTATCGCGCTGATTTGCCTGATGCTGTGCGCCGCCTGCACACCCGCACCGCCTGCGCCTCCGCCGGTCACTGTTTACAACGCCTGCCCGAAAGTGAGCCTCTGCCCGATGCCGGGAAGCGAGCCGCTCAGTAACGGCGATTTAAGTGCCGATATCCGCAGGCTTGAGCACGCGCTCACGGCCTGCGCGCTCAAGGTCGAAACCATCAAAGACTGTCAGGATAAAACCGATGCAGAAAATGAAAAGCCTGCGCAAGGCGCTCACTGACGCCGTGCCGCAGTTAAAAACCAATCCCGAAATGATGCGTATCTTTGCCGACGAGGGGAATATCGATGCGCGCCTCGCTGCCTCGCTGTCGCACGAAAAAATTTATACCCTGAATGTGATCGTGTGTGATTTTGTTGGCGACCCTGATTTGATTTTTGTGCCGGTGGCGGCATGGCTGCGTGAGAACCAGCCGGATATTTGCACCACGGATGAGGGACGGAAAAAAGGCTATCGATTCCTGATGGATTTGAACGACGGTGACAACGTTGATATCAGTATTAGCCTGCAGCTCACCGAGCGCACGCTCGTCAGGGAGGAAAACGGTGCGCTGCACGTCAGCTATGCGCCTGAGCCGCCTCTGCCCGAACCTGTGACGCCGCCAACCGAGCTTTATCTCTTTGGTGAACTCGTGAGCAAGTGGGATGAGTGAATTAAAGCCCTTTGACGATAAGCTGGCCGGGCTGATTGGCGCGCTGTCACCGTCAGGCCGTCGAAAGCTGGCCGGTGAAATTGCGAAGCAACTGCGCAGGTCGCAACAGCAAAGAATAAAACAACAAACTGCCCCGGATGGCACGCCGTATCAGGCGCGAAAGCGTCAGCCGCTCAGGGCAAAAAAAGGGCGTATTAAAAAGGCAATGTTTCAGAAGCTGCGAACCAGCCGCTACATGAAAGCCCGTGGCCGCAATGATACTGCTGTGGTGGAGTTTACCGGTAAGGTGCAACGTATCGTGCAGATCCATCAGTACGGACTTAAAGACAGGCCAACCCCTAATAGTCAGGATGTTCAGTATCCACAGCGTGAGTTGCTGGGATTTAGTCGTGCTGATAAAAAATATATTGATGAGCTGGTAATTGACTATCTAAGAAATAATTCTTTCCTTCATTAGTTGCGGATGGTAAGCATTCTCTTGGTTCTGTGGTGAGTGAATGCTAAAGCTTGTATGTTTTTTAAAAGTGGTGCTAAGCTTAATTTACTTCATCTGAAGTAAATCGTTGGTACGCACCTTTTCTGATTTTTCAGAAGTCTGTCAATTTATTGATGGACTTTTTTTTAGTTTCCATGCTGGTCAGGGAGTAATTGCTAATTAAGGTTGGAAATGTAAACTAAGCCGATGTTACAAAAATATGAATTTTCCCTTTGGTATAAGCATGGCTGACACAAAACTTCCTTATTGTAATCATGCGGTCATGAAAAAACACATGCTTGTTAAAAAACTTGACTCCCATGAAACAATTTTCTATTTTCTAAGTGTGGTGAATCCCCCTATGCGGCGGGTCGAACCAGACACCAGTGCGGTATGCTCGCGCTTCTTTGGTCTGGCAAAGAAGCACCGGGAGGCACCCGGCACCACGATTTAATTCCATTATCACATTTCGTTTTTCTCACGTTCCAATATTTACTCTTGTAATGGTTATTCTGGATGGGTTTAATCTTTTTTAATAATTTTTAATAAAAAGAGCGGAGTGGGCGACATCACCGTCGTCCGCTAAAATTTTATTTCTTAATGTCTTATTTTGCAGCATTATTATTTCCTGATTAGCTTTATGGTTCAATCGAAATTTATTTAACTTATGGTATAGGTTGATTTATTTGGTTTTTTTAAATGCTGCCAGATTGTAGGGGGATGATTTACTTGTGTGGTTTCTAATATTTCAATTACTTAAAAATAAGAGGTGAACAGCGAGGGTTCGAAAGTTTTTGATTTGGCACAGTATCAGTATGTTGTTTGATGTATCTGCAAACTGCATTTAATTGTCGTTGGTTATGTCAGGCGGCATTCTATCTCCATGAACACATTAAATTCACTTCAGGATATCGCTCGCGCGATCCGCAACCTTATCCGCACCGGTATCGTGACCGACGTCGACCCCGTCGAGGGGCTTTGTCGCGTCCAGACCGGCGGGATGCAAACCACCTGGCTTAACTGGCTGACTTCGCGCGCCGGTCGCTCGCGAGTGTGGTGGGCTCCGTCCGTTGGCGAGCAGGTGCTGATTCTGGCTATCGGTGGCGAGCTCGATACCGCCTTTGTGCTGCCCTCCATCTTCTCTGATGACCATCCTGCGCCGTCTGCCTCGCCGGATGCGCTTCACATCGCCTTTCCTGACGGGGCGGTTATGGAGTACGAGCCTGAAAGCGGGGCGCTCACCGTGTCCGGTATCAAAACCGCCGATGTCACCGCGTCGGATTCCATTACGGCAACCGTGCCGCTGGTACTGGTCAAAGCCTCGACCCGCATCACGCTCGATACCCCCGAAGTGGTCTGCACCAACAAGCTCATTACCGGCTCGCTCGAAGTGCAGAAGGGCGGGACGATGAAAGGGGATATCGAGCACACCGGCGGTAAATTTACCTCCAACGGCGTGCAGACGGATGACCACGACCACGGCGGCGTGAAGCGCGGCGATGACAGAACGGTGGACACTAAATGACGGTGCGTTATCTGGGTATGAACGGCCACACCGGGCTCGCGATTTCTGAGGTGGAGCACATCCGGCAAAGCGTGCGCGACATTCTGGTCACGCCGGTTGGCTCGCGCGTCATGCGCCGTGAATACGGCTCGCTGCTGTCTGCGCTGATTGACCAGCCGCAGACCCCGGCGCTGCGTCTGCAGATTATGGCCGCGTGTTACTCCGCTATCCAGAAGTGGGAGCCTCGCGTCACCCTGTCGACCATTACCTTTGAACGCGGGGAGGCTGACGGGGCGCTGTATGTCGATATGACCGGCACGCGTGCCACGTCCGGCCAGCCTTTTTCACTCACCATTCCACTGAGTTAAACATCATGCCTATTGTCGACCTGAACCAGCTCGCTGCGCCCGATGTGGTGGAGGAACTGGATTATGAAACCATTCTGACCGAGCGCAAGGCGACACTCGTCTCGCTCTATCCAGAAGACCAGCAGGAGGCGGTCGCGCGCACCCTGACGCTCGAATCTGAGCCGATTGTGAAACTACTGCAGGAGAACGCTTACCGGGAGGTTATCTGGCGTCAGCGCGTCAATGAAGCGGCGCGCGCAGTGATGCTGGCGTATGCCGCCGGGGCTGACCTCGATGTGGTTGCCGCCAACAACAACACCCTGCGCCTGACGGTCATCCCGCAGGACGACACCACACTCCCGCCGACGTCGGCCGTGATGGAATCTGACGCCGATTTGCGCCTGCGTGCGCAGCAGGCGTTTGAGGGGCTGAGCGTGGCGGGTCCGGTCGGGGCGTATGAATATCATGGACGCAGCGCCGACGGGCGGGTCGCTGACGTGTCGGTCGAGAGTCCGACGCCTGCCTGTGTCACGATTTCTGTGCTGTCCCGCGAGGGTGACGGGACGGCCAGCGCTGACCTGCTGGCGGCGGTTGAAAAGGCGCTCAATGCCGAAACCGTGCGCCCGGTACCCCTACACCCCCGAGGAGATTGTCGTCGGGGGTGAATATTTCCCGGCCTCGGCCATCCATTTAATCGACAACCTGAGAGTGAACGCATGACAGCGAAATATTTCGCCATTCTGACGAATCAGGGCGCGGCAAAACTGGCGAACCCGAACGTCGTTACCCTCGATACGCCGCTGATGCGCGGCGAGCAGAAAATCGAAAAGGTCACACTGTCCAAACCGAACGCGGGAACCCTGCGCGGCGTGTCGCTGGCGGCGCTGGCGCAGTCGGATGTCGATGCACTGATTAAGGTGCTGCCGCGCATGACGTATCCGGCACTGACCGAGCAGGAAATCATCCGCCTCGATGCGTCTGACCTGCTGTCGTTCGCCGGTAAGGTGATTGGTTTTTTGTCACCGGCTTCGGATCGTTAACCTTCCCTGAAAAGCTGTCGGTCGATGACCTGATGGCGGATATTGCAGTGATATTTCACTGGCCGCCATCAGAGCTGTATTCCCTGAGCCTGACCGGGCTCCTGACATGGCGCGAGAAAGCGCTGCAACGTAGCGGAAATCACCATGAGCAATAACGTCAGACTTGAGGTGCTGCTGAACGCGGTCGACCGGGCAAGCCGACCGCTTAAAGCTATCCAGACCGCCAGCAAATCCCTCACCGGCGACATCCGCAATTCACAGAAAAGCCTGCGCGACCTTAACGCGCAGGCATCCCGGATTGACGGATTCAGGAAAGCCAGTGCGCAGCTTGCTGTGACCGGTCAGTCACTGAACAAGGCGAAACAGGAAGCGGCCGCGCTGGCCGTCCAGTTTAAAAACTCCGAGACACCCACGCTCGCACAGGCGCGCGCACTGGACGCGGCGAAGAAATCTGCTGCTGACCTGCAGCTCAAATATAACGGCCTGCGTCAGTCCGTGCAGCGTCAGCGCACCGAGCTCACGCAGGCGGGGATTAATACCCGCCAACTGTCGACCGATGAGCGGGGGCTCAGATCGCGCATCAGCGAGACAACCGCGCAGCTTAACCGCCAGCGCGACGCGCTGGCGCGGGTCAGTCAGCAACAGGCCAGACTGAGCGCGGTCAAGAAACGCTACGAATCCGGGCAACAGCTCGCCGCCGGTGCGCGCAATGCCGGAATGGTCGGCGTGGGTGTGTCGACCGCCGGGCTTTATGGGGCGTCGCGGTTTATCGCGCCCGGTATCGGGTTTGATAAACAGATGTCTGGCACACAGGCGATCCTCGGTCTCGATAAAGGCGATGACAAACTCGCGGCCATTCGTAAACAGGCGCGTGATATCGGTGCGACCACGGCCTTTTCACCGGGTGACGTCGCGCGCACACAGACCACGCTCGCACGCTCGGGCTATAAAGCTGACGATGTGCTTGCGGCGACCGGCTCGACCGTTAACCTGAGCCTCGCGGCGGATGTCGATATCGCCGAAGCGGCCGACATCATTACCAACATGCAATCAGCGTTTAACCTGTCGACAACCGAGATTGAGCGCGTCGCGGATGTGATGACCAAAGGCTTTACGTCATCCAATACCGGTCTTGTCGAGCTGGGCGAGGCAATGAAATACGTTGCGCCCATCGCGGAAGCTGCCGGAGCGAGCATTGAAGACACGACGGCGATGCTCGGCATTCTGGCGGATAACGGGATTAAAGGCTCGATGGCCGGAACCGGGGCAAGCGCCATTTTCAACCGCCTGCAGGCACCGATGGGTAAAGCGGTCGATGCTATCTCAGAGTTAGGCGTGAAAACCCGCGACGACAAAGGGAACATGCTGCCGGTCGAGAAAATCCTCAAGGATATTCATAAATCCTTTGTGAAAAACAAGCTCGGTACAGCGGAGCAGGGCGAATACCTGAAAGTCATCTTTGGCGAGGAGGCGATGAAAGGCGCGATTAAACTCGTCGCCGCTGCCGGTGATGGCTCGCTTGCCAGCAAGCGCCAGCAAATCGGGGATTCAAAGGGAACCACGGAGCGGATAGCCAAAATTCAGACCGACAACCTCGACGGGGATTTAAAAAACCTGCAGTCGGCTTATGAAGATTTGCAGATTGAGGTATTCGATAAAGAAAACTCCGCGTTGCGTCGCCTGACGGTTTCCGCGACCGATATGCTCGGCAAGGTTGCCGCCTGGGCGAAAGCGAATCCTGAGCTGACGCAGACCATTTTCAGTGTGACTGCCGGTGCGCTGGCGCTGGTCGGCGTGCTGGGCGGAATTGGCCTGATTGCGTGGCCGGTCATCGCCGGGATTAACGGCATCATCGCCGCCGCAGGTCTGCTGAGTGTGATTTTCACCACGGCCGGGACGGCCATTGTCACGGCTATTGGGGCAATCAGTCTGCCGGTTGTGGCCGTGGTGGCGGCTGTCGTGGGCGCTGCCTTGCTCATCTATAAATTCTGGGAACCGATAAGCGCCTTTTTCTCGGAGGTGGTGGCGGGGATTAAAACAGCTTTTGATTCACTGTCACCGGTGTTTGACGCTATCGCGGAAAAGCTCGGTGCGGTCTGGAAATGGTTTACTGACCTGTTTGCGCCGGTGAAATCCCTGCAGGATATTTTCGAGCGCTGCAAAAATGTCGTGGTGGCCTTTGGTCAGGGGCTGACCGATGCGCTGATGGCTCCGCTGAATATCTTTAACAGCCTGAGCGGAAAGGTTAGCTGGTTGCTGGAAAAGCTCGGGGTCATCAAAAAAGAATCGAGCGACCTCGACCAGAACGCCGCGAAAACGGATAAGACCGCCGCCGGTGGCGGGTATGTCCCGGCAACCGCGGGTTATGGCGGCTATCAGGGTTATCAGCCGGTGACGGCTCCCGCAGGCCGCTCGTACATCGACCAGAGCAAAAGCGAGTACAACATCACCCTGCAGGGTGGCGTTGCACCGGGCAGTGACCTCGACCGCCAGCTCCGCGACGCCGTCGACAAGCTCGACCGCGAAAACCGTGCGCGCCAGCGCTCCAGCATGAAACACGATTAAGGAGGACTTTACGCATGTTAATGGTGCTGGGCTTTTTTGTGTTTGAGCGGCGCACCCTGCCGTATCAGTCGATGCAGTATTCGAAGGATTATCGCTGGGCGTCGAATGACCGTATCGGTAAGCCCCCGGCGTATCAGTTTCTCGGGGAGGGGGAAACCACGCGTACGCTGTCGGGTACGCTTTACCCGGAAATCACCGGCGGTCGCCTGTCGTTGCTGGCTGTCGAACTGATGGCCGACGAGGGGCGCGCATGGCCGTTAATTGACGGGAACGGCATGATCCACGGCATGTATGTCATCGATAAAGTGACCCACACGCACACTGAGTTTTTCAGCGATGGCGCTGCCCGAAAGATTGAATTTAGCCTGTCGCTGAAACGTGTCGATAAGTCACTTGCGGCCATTTATGGCGACCTGAAAACGCAGGCCAGCAATCTGGTCGGTGATGCGGGTAACTGGCTGGGAGGGCTGGCGGGATGATAACTGAAATGAATATTCAGGCCGGGGCGCGCATTGCGCCTGCGTATATGCTCACGCTCAATGGCACGGATATCACGCAGAATTTCAGCGACCGGCTAATCGGGCTGACCATGACCGACAATCGCGGATTCGAGGCTGACCAGCTCGATATCGAGCTTGATGATACAGACGGGCTGGTCGAGCTGCCGCCGCGCGGGGCAAAGCTGACGCTGTGGCTGGGCTGGCAGGGCTCCGCGCTGGTGAATAAGGGAAGCTTTACGGTCGACGAAATCGAGCACCGGGGCGCGCCCGATACGCTGACCATCCGGGGGCGCAGTGCGGATTTTCGCGGGACGCTTAACTCTCGCCGCGAGCAGTCATGGCATGACACCACGCTCGGGGTGATTGTTGAGACCATCGCGCAGCGCAACAAACTGGCGGCCAGCATGGCGGATACCCTGAAAACTATTGCGATCCCGCATATCGACCAGACGCAGGAATCTGACACGGCGTTTTTGTCCAGGCTGGCGGAGCGTAACGGGGCGTCCGTCTCAGTAAAAGCCGGGAAACTGTTATTCCTGAAAGCCGGTCGAGGGATGACGGCCAGCGGCAAACCCATCCCGCAAATGACCATCGAGCGGGGCGACGGCGACCGGCATCAGTTTGCCATTGCTGACCGGGAGGCCTACACCGGCGTGACGGCGAAATGGCTGCACACCAGAGACCCGAAACCACAAAAGCAAAAGGTGAAGCTGAAACGCAAGCCGAAAGAGAAACACCTGCGTGCGCTACAGCATCCGAAAGCAGTTAAAACCACGACAAAGGCCAAAGCCAAAAAGGAGCAGGAAGCGCGCGAGGGCGAGTATATGGCCGGTGAATCTGACAATGTGCTGGAGCTCACGACCATCTACGCGACAAAGGCGCAGGCCATGCGTGCCGCTCAGGCAAAGTGGGACAAAATACAGCGCGGAGTGGCGGAGTTTTCAATCTCGCTGGCGTTTGGCCGTGCAGATTTATTTCCTGAAACGCCGGTGGCGGTAAAGGGCTTTAAGCGTGTGATAGACGAGCAGGCGTGGATAATCAGCCGCGTGGTGCACAGTCTCAACGGGAACGGCTACACGACGGGCTTAGAGCTTGAGGTTAAGGTTTCGGATGTGGAGTACGAAAGCGAAGAAGCGGAAAGTTAATATCGATTTATGTGTTTGTTTTATAAGGTTAATTTGAGTAATATGTCTGCATCGGAAACGTTAAAAGGTGCTCATCATGTTTCACTGTCCAAAATGCCATCATGCCGCTCATGCACGCACGAGTCGCTATTTTTCAGACACGACCAAAGAGCGTTATCATCAATGCACTAACATCAACTGCAGTTGCACCTTTGTCACGACCGAAACCCTTTCGCGTTTTATCGTTTCACCGGGTGAAGTTGTGCCTGCGCCGCCGCATCCTACAACGTCAGGGCAGCAGCAGATCCACTGGATGTAACCAAAGAAAAGCCCCGCTAATGCGGGGCTTTTTATATCTTTTAGATTTGTGGCGTTACTTACATGACCGTCAGTAAAGTGCCAGGAGCGGACATACATTGTATGAATTGCCAGCAGGCTAAAACGAAACCTGCTGGCAAATAACTTATGGCGTCACGATGTTAAACCAGAACTCAAACTTATCCATGTAGCCCAACATGGTATCGAGTTTGGCGCCGTCACCGGTAACCTTAACATCTCCGCTCGCTTCAGCCTGTTTCAGGGTGGTTTCTTTCAGGATGATTTTGTTCAGCGTGTCGCGGTTTAATGTGATGGTCGCATCAGCATCCTTCGCTTCTGCATCGGCAGTGTGGTTCAGCACTCCGTTTTCCAGTTCAAGTTTATATTTTCCGCCGTCGCTACCGAGATCGATGTTAAACACCGATTTCGCATCACCGGCTTTTTGCCCGTTGATGTGTACCGCCAGGTAGTCAAAGAACATCTCAGGCGTCATGGCTCGAACGGTATCCGGGCTGGCGGTATTAGGCGTCGGGCCTTTCACCACACCATTACGCAGCTCCTGTGCGCCGGTCAGGTAGAAGTTACGCCAAGGACCAGATTCTGCCTGATAGCCAAGCTGTTCGAGTGCGTCCGCTTCAAGGTTTCGTGCTGCCTGGTTGTTCGGATCGGCAAATACCACTTTGCTGACGACCTGAGCGACCCAGCGGTAATTACCCTGGTCAAAGTCAGTTTTCGCTTTCTGCAGAATAGCGTCCGCGCCACCCATATATTCAACGAATTTCTTCGCGCCTTCTTCTGGCGGCAGTTCGTCCAGGGTTGCCGGGTTGCCGTCAAACCAGCCGAGATACAGCACATAGGTGGCTTTTACGTCATGGCTGACTGAACCGTAGTAGCCACGGTTCGCCCAGGTATGCGCCAGAGAATCTGGCAGCTTGAAGTTGGCAGCGATTTCATCACGCGTGAGACCTTCGTTAGCCATGCGCAGCGTCTGATCGTTGATATAGCGATACAGGTCACGCTGGCTTTTGAGCAGTTTAACCACGTTTTCATTGCCCCACGTCGGCCAGTGGTGCTGTGCCATCAGGATTTCGGCTTTATCTCCCCAGCGAACGATGGCTTCATTAATGTATTTAGACCATGGCAGCGGTTCACGAATTTTTGCGCCACGCAGAGAATAAGTGTTGTGTAGCGTATGCGTGACATCTTCTGCAGATTCGATGAGCTTTTTCTCTTCGATATACCAGAGCATTTCTGACGGTGCTTCGGAGCCTGGGGCAAGCATGAAGTCATAGGTCAGGCCATCGATAACCTCCTTTTGACCGTCTTTCTCGATGATATTGGTTGGCGCAATCAGCGTCACCGTCCCGGCAGAAGTGGTTGTCCCCAGACCTGCGCCAACCTGACCTTTAGCATCGGGTTTGAGCAGATTCCCGTACATGTAGCTGGCGCGGCGGCTCATCACGTTGCCGGCCATAATGTTCTCCGCGACAGCCGCTTCCATAAAGCCTGCCGGGGCATACACTTTAACTTTGCCGGATTTAACATCGGCTTCATCCACGACGCCACGCACGCCGCCGTAGTGGTCAACGTGGCTATGGGTATAAATAATCGCGACGACAGGTTTATTGCCACGGTTTTTAAAATAGAGATCCATCCCAACTTTGGCCGTTTCTGCGGAGACCAGCGGGTCGACGACGGTAACACCTTTTTTCCCCTCGATAATAGTCATATTAGACAGATCAAGGTTACGAATTTGATATACGCCATCAGTCACTTCAAATAGGCCGCTAATATTAATCAGCTGTGATTGACGCCATAAACTTGGATTAACGGTATCCGGTGCTTTATCGCCTTCTTTAATAAAAGAATATTGCTGCGGATTCCAGATGACATTTCCTTGTTCCCCTTTGATAACTTCCTGCGGAATGGGAGCAATAAATCCTTTATGCGCATCAGTGAAGTCAGTGTTATCAGAGAAAGGGAGTTGATTGTAAAGTGCGTTGTTGGCTTGTTGGGTGGGCACTGTCGCTTCTTTAGGCGCTTCGGCAGCAATGGCAGCCCCGGCAGAAACGAACAGTCCAGCAAGTGCGAGACTTCTTGCTATCAAGTTAAATTTCAT